CATTCATGAATGATGTGCGACTCGTTCTTCACGATCATGCATAGTGTAACAGTTGGACGCATAATGTATATTCCTTTTGGGTCAGGGTTTCTTCTTACCTATATGGTATTTAGGTACGAGTTCCCAGTTCTGCTTGTCTTTGTGTGGGATTATTTTCATCTGAGCAAGCGAGACTATGGGTTCACTTGCTTTCTTCGAATCAACTATCTCCACAAGACCCCATTCCTCAAGGAGATTGGCTATGGTGTTTCTCCTGCCGATGTCCGTGTCGTCTATGTCGGTAGGCAGTCCATCCAAGGCAAATAGTTCCTTGAAATGAACGATGTAGAACTTACCACGCTTGTGAAGTATATGACAACTCTGATAAAGTTTGTTTTCCTTCTTGGAGGAGACACCTATTCGGGTAAGGGTTTCCCGTACCTTTAGGAAGTCGTCCTCTGCCTTCAGCCTGATCTCAAGGAGATCCTCGACTCCGAGACTTAATATTCTTTTTTCCATAGTATCCTCGCCAATCAATCATCATAGTTTGATGTACTTGATTATTTAGCATTTTGGATACCCCCAATAGATTCTTCACTTGCCTTGATCACCTTGGCAATGGTCTTAGCCCCAAGGACATCGCGGATCTCCTCTGCCTTCTTGGCAGAGCAACCGAAAATATCGCAGATGGTCTGCACAAGTTCAGCATCTTCCTTCTTTGCCCACTTGGAGTATCTTTTCCGTGGGCGGATGGAGTGGAGCATGTACTCGTACTGCATCTGCTTGTCCAAGAACCCGACGCGGTTCATGGCATTTGCTTGCATGATCGTGTCGGGAAACTGAGACAGACCCTTGTTCATGAGATAGGGGGCATACTCGGATGCCCCCCTTCCCTCATCACGGATTAGATTGACCTTGGTCTGGTTGATGCTGTTCATGAAATCGAATGGATTGCTGCTCATTTCTTGAACTCGCATGAAACCATCAGTTCGCTCAGACAAGCCATAGTATTGATTTCCTGATCTGCCACGAATGCTGCCTTGTACTGATAGTCGGCAAGCGTGAGGATTGCCTGTGGAATGGACTGAGGCTCAAGGATCTCGTACAGCCCATCATAGATGGTGCGGAACAAACCGACATGATCGTTGTCGATGTTCGTAGCCACCCACTTGCGGATGGAACCGAACTCCTTCTTCTTCATGAAGCCGATGAGATCCTGAACCTTGTCGCTTGCAGTCGTGCCAAGGATGCCGACATCGATCTTTCCCCCCAAGGAATACTTCTGCAAGTCATTGATCAACTTGCGGAAGTCGGGGAACCTACGCATGACGAGTTCAGCAATGACCTTCTCATCGTACTCAATCTCCTCAGAGTCAAGGATGGCACAGATCCTCTTGTGCATCTGCTTTGCCATCTTTGGCTTCTCAGCCGATGGGATGCGGAAATCGATCACCGTGCATCGGGAATGCAGCGGTTGAATGATGCGATTCTTGTAGTTGCAAGTGAGGATAAAGCGGCAGTTCTTTGAGAACTCCTCCATGAAGCCACGAAGTGCTGGCTGCATGGATTGGGGATTGGAGTAGTCAAACTCGTCAAGGATGACCACCTTGGTGCCACCCGTGAAGGAGACTGAACTAGCAAACTCGCGGATGCGAGTCCGCAGCGTGTCGATGTTTCCATCCTCTGAGCAGTTGATGATGATCCAATCGGAACCCATCTCCTCGCAGAGTGCCTTGGCAATGGTCGTCTTTCCCACGCCTGGTCCACCCGCAAGGAGCATGTTCTGAATCTGCCCCTTCTCTACGGACTCGTTGAATGTCTTCAAGAGATCCTGTGGAAGAACGCAGTCTGCGATCCTGCGCGGACGATACTTCTCTGACCACAGATATTCATCTGTAGCAAGCATTGTTCACTCCTTACTTTGAGTCTGAACGGAGAGCAATCCAATAGGTAACGCCATTCTTGTTTCCAACGAACTTGGCAACGGCAGTTCCGCCGATCTCGACCGAATAGTCATCGGAGAGCATCTTCATCAATTCGATGTCGATGTAGACCGAAAGATTCGGCTCTGCCTTCTTTGCCTTGATTGGAACCTTGTAGGTATTCGATGTGCTGTTCAAGCCGATCTTGCGGTCGAATGCGATGATCTCAATCCCACCCGCGGTAGCATTGCCACGGATGCAGATGGTGTCGAGTTGCAGGATCGATGCTGCCTTCTGAACCTCTGCGATCTCGGATGCTGACAGATCGAACTCTGCCGTCAGATCAGGCATCTTGATCGTCTTGTTTGCCTTCTCGACCAACTTCTCGTCGGCATAGAAGTACTGAACCGCACCACCCTTCTGCGAGTTCACAACGACATACTTGTCATCGAACTCGTAGTCGGGTTCGTTGAACAGGCTTGTAGTGGCAATGAACTTGCCAAGATCGAAGATTGCGAACGGCTTGGGAAACGATTCATCCACCTTGACCTCTGCCATGATGTTCTTGGCAGGGGACACCGTGCGGATCATGTTTCCCTTGTCCACATAGATGGACGAGCGGATTCCCGAAAAGTTCTTCAGAATGTCAAATGTCTTCTTGCTGATCTTCATTGTTCATCCTCAAAAGTATCCATGATGTCATCGACCTCAACGTCCTCACCGTTGTTTACCATGTCCTTGAGATCCTTCAGGTGATGCTTGCGATCATGCCTCTGACCTCTGCGTTCGTGCTTTCGCCCACGCGATGAAGCATGTGTGCGGTCGAGGGGATCGAAATCGTTGTCACTCCACTTCCTGCTCACCTGAGTTCTCCTTGTTCTTCAGTAGTTCAGATAGGTACTCTACACCGAATGTCTCCTCAATCAACTTCTTTCTCATATCATTCTCCGAAATCGTTAGTGGAACATAGTTGCTGAAACCAGGCATCTGCTTCGGGCAAAAGATCCTTGGATAATCCAACTTTGAATAGTGGCTCTCAGAAAGATTCTTGAGTTGCGTGTGGCTGAAGTCCCCACAGGCACATCTTTCGCAGACGAACGATCCAGGAAACTTCCTGCTGTCTCCCCTGCCATCGCAGGGTGGGATGTTCAAGTCCTCGGAACCATGACAGGATATCTCGCGAATATCCTTCACTTCCTCCGACACCTTTGCGTTGCTGAATCCACGGGAAAGATGGGCATCGGCAAACTGCCATGCCTTTGTGAACTTGTTCCTCAGATATTTGTGTGTCATTGTATCCTGCTGAAGTTGTTCTTCTTCTTGAAGACCAATACATCCTGAAACTTATCCATCAACTGATCGCTCTTGTGCGATATGACGAATATGTTGCATCTTTCACCCATGCTCTTGAGCAACTTCATGAACTCGTCCATTCCCGTTCCGTCTAGGCTTGAATCAAATACCTCGTCAAGCACAAGAAGGTTGCAGTTTGTGCTGTTCTTCAACCGCGCGATCTCACGCCAAGCAAGAAGCAGAGACAGATCGATACGCATCTTCTCCCCCTCGCTGAACGACGCATAGGTGAACTCGTCGCGGTGACGGGACTTGATCGTCTCATCGAAGTTGTCATCAAGGTTGAACTGCACGAAGAAATCCATGCAAGCAAGATAGTGGTTGATCATCTTGTTCATGATGGGCAAGTAATGCCTGATGATCTTGGTCTTGATGCCCGTGTCCTTCAGGATGTTCTGTGCCGATGACAACAACTTCTGCTCATGCAGACGATCATCAAGATTCTTTCTTGCTGAAGCAACCTTGTCCTCAAGTTCCTCAAGGGCAGTCTGCTCATCGTCAAGAGTCTGCTGCGACTTGCGAATCTTCTCTGCATCGGACATCAGACGCTCAAGGATCTTCTCTGCAACTCCAAGTTTCTGCCTGTGTTCGCTGAGGATATCGGACAACTTGCTGTATTCAGTCTCTGCCGATGCAAGTTTGTTGTCCTCAATGAACTTCTCCTCAGTTGCAATCATTCCCTCGACATTGAGCAATGCCTTGCGGATCTCCCCTTCCTTCTCCTGCTTTGCCTTCGTCTCCTTCTCGCGATGTTCATCCGTGAGTGCCTGTCCACAGGAGGGGCAAGTCATATCCTCCACCGTCATGTAGACAGATATCTCCATCTGCAATGCATTGAGTTTCTTCTCAAGGCTGTTGCGAATCTTATTGAGATCAGCGATAGCCTGATACTTCTTGCGAAGGAGATCCCTGTTCTTGGAAAGATTGCTCAGTAGGTTTCCGCCGCGAGTCACCACGGAGGAAAGGGAATCGCGTGTCTTCTTGTTCTCCTCTATGTCGGACTCTATGCCCTCAAGGGATGAACGGCTTTTCTCCTCAAGCATATTGAGGTACTTTCTCTGAGTGTCCACCTTGTTCTGTAGGATCTCAATACCCGACTCGCAGGATCGAATGTCCTCGCGGTTCGATGCGATTCGGTTCTTCAACACCACGTTCATGGACGAGAATATGCCGATGTCGAGCAGGGATTCCACGATGGATCGCCTGTCTGCGGCAGGAAGACGCATGAACGGGATGTAGTTGGTGCTTCCCAAGATCACGACCTGACAGAAGGACTTGTAGGACATCTTGAGGATCTGTTCCTCAAGCATCTTCTGATAGTCCTTCGACTTGGAATCCTGATCAAGCAGGGTTCCGTTCTTGTAGACTTCGAATACCTTGGGACTCAGTC